ACTCCCCAGGACCCTCACCTGGCGTCTTACCATCGTACTCAATCTGCTCGTCATCGACCAGTACAGTTTCCGATACCGGAAAGTCATCTACGCTTTCCACGGGAATACTCATAGAAAGACTGGTAAACCCAGTTGTCTCACTGTGGATCGTTCCGTTGCGCATATAGACTGCGCCTCGCCCAAAGCTCTCACGCTTCCACGGAAGATATTCGGCGTCGGCGTAGATCGTGCTCAGTATCAGCTCCCAAGCTGTATCAGGTTCCTCCCGGTAATAGACCTGAATGAGCCCGTCGTGAAAGTTGATTTGGAACCAATGCCAAGTGTCGTCTGGGATCTCCAAGGCTACGGAGGTGATCAATGTTAGGACATTATCCTTCCATAAATACAATCCAACACCATCTGCCCCTTCATGCTCTGTCTCACTCCATCGAGCGAGAATACCATTATGCCCGATCTCGGCATCGGAGACATCCTCAACATCAATCTCTAACCGCTCGGCAGCTTCATAGCGCTGCTCTCGATAATAGTTGAGTGCTACGCCATACATAGGATCGAAATCGCCAGCCGGTTTGTAGAACCGAGCTCGCATCAATCCACCCCGAGACGGTTTGGCAACCATATACAATACACCGTCTTCATTCAGATCGAGCAACTCCAATGGGCCTTCGTTGACCTCGAATGTACCTGAAGCTCTGATGACTTCAGCGAGCTCAGCGGGGTCGGAGGATTGCTTCGTTTGCGACCAGTAGTCATAGGACTGGTCAGACATCCAATTCGCCAGTTTCTTAGTAGCCAAACCCCGGCCCATCAGTGCAGCATCTTGGCCTTGCTGGTCATACGACGGTGTCAGAGAGTCCACACCAAACTTGGCCATCTGGCACCACTCATCAGAGATGGCCACTTCAGCCGTCACTTCAGCCCCGAGGCGTAGAGCAGCGTGCTCTACGGATGGATCGAGACCAACAGACAATTTATAGGCGTCATTGGCTTGGCACTGGATACGCATCGTGTTGAATTTCTGTGTCGCCAGCTTGAGATCTTCATTGTCGTAGCCTACCAGCAGTGTCGCAGGTGCCTCAGCTACAGTATTGACCCCTGCGTAGTATAGTGTATCGGAAATCAAGTAAAACTTTCCACAAATTTCTTCTTGTATGATGAACAAGTCTCTACCCATAGTGTAGTTCTCAGGTCCTATGGTGTAGATGTCGAATGCCACCGGGTCATAGTCGGTCTGACGGGACAATCGTCCAGTGAGGAAGACTTTATCGTCAATGACTGATGCCGCACCGAGCTTGAAAAAGCTCGTATCGTCTACGACATCCAGTGGAACGACATAGGTTAAGTCGCTCCAAACATCCCCCAGCACTTTCAGCGTCATCAGCCGCCCATCGTTGTTATCGGCCATGTAGATGTAATCGGTGCCGTCTAGGGTTACTGCGTCAAAGTAATAAATACCGGTCTGGATCTCTCCATAGACCCGGCCCTGCCAATTCACCGGAGCCACGGCGGTACTGAGCCGTGCGATTGCTCCCCACTGGTCATCGATCAGGTAATGAATATAACAAACGTCATCGCTGACGGGAGCACAGGCAACAGAGTAGGCTGCGTAGTTGGAAGTGACAAGTGTCTCATCTCCCCACGCATCACCATCGTAGTCTCGGTAGACAATATCGCCATTGAGCTTCTGATACCAGACCCTCGCACCCTCAATGCCTGGTCGCGAGTTCTCGGCTAGCTCTGCTCCTACGTTGACCCAGTTAGGCCAGTCCAGGAGGGAGAGATCAGGCACGTCTTGATAATAGAGATGGAATACCGGATCGTCAAACTTACTGACGACACGAAGAATACCCGTGTCGTACAGGCTACCATCGCATAACGATGGGTCTGACAATCCCAGACTATCTGCTAACACGCGATCCTCAAACACCAATCGGGTATCGCGGAAAGTCAGTCGTCCCTCGAAGGTGCGCAGGGGTGTTAGATTGGCGATAAGATCATCCGAAACGTTACGCATATACTCTCACCAGTCGGCACATGACACGAAACTCATTGGTCTCTGCATCCCACATCACAGAGCGACTCTCGGCCATAAAGCCATCTAAGGACAAGACGCTGTACTCGACCGAATAGTGATCAACCATAGTCAGGGCAGTAGTCTTGGCTAGGCTGGTCCTGAGATCATCTATATCCCCCCAGTCCTCGCCATCGGGAGTGACCGGACCCAGAATTTGACCTACCCACTCATTGGGCGTCGCTGGTCCGAAGGTAGCATCTGTCGTCCCATCTAAATTATACCTTACTTGAGCCGGTTTGCCAACAATGGGTTGCCATTGCTCAGCCCGAGTCTTGTACTTCTTGCCGTCTAGGGTAATATAATTATTCATCATTCACCTTAGTCAAAGTCCGCGGCCAGCAACATCTCTTCGAGCTGCTGGATCTTGAAGATGTTTACGCCATTGAGGGTCTTGGCCATACTGCTAATAGCCTTCGCCACCATCTCGGCACGATGGAGAGTGCCCATATCTTTGAACTCGGCCATGTCCTTCCTCCAACTGTCCTTGACTTTCTTTTCGTCCTCGGCCAGTTCTTTCTGTATCTGGGCAATTTCCATTTGAATGCCCAGCATGGCCTTCTGACGTTCAAGTTCATCAGCCTGATGCTGGCGTTGCTTATCGATGATCTGGGTTTGAAGAGCATACTGCTCCTTGTACTCCTCAAGCCGACGCTTGAGTTCTTCCCTGTCCATCTCGTAGAGCTCTTCTCGCTGCTCTACGTTCATCTTGAACTGGTCTTCGTCCATCTCGGTGATGTGAGCAATGTATTCCATCTGTTTCTGGTACATCTCGTCTTCACGAGCCCACATCTCTTCTTGACGCGCTCTTTGACGCTCGATTTGAGTTTCCTCAAGGTTCTGGCCCAGCGTCATTCGCTCACGCTGTTTCACCAACGTCCGGCGTTGTCTACCAGAAGACATCCGAATGGCTTCGTCGAGGTCTTCCATACCCCAGCCAAATTGGAGAGAGCGCATCGTGTCTTGATACTGCCAGTCCTCCCGAGCCCAGCCACGCCGCTGAAGCTGACCTTGACGCTGGAAGCCCATCGTGTAGCCTTGCCACTGCTGCTGTAGCTGCATCCGCTCCCAGCCCATAGCTTCCTGCTGGCGAGCGAACATAGCCCCAGTGTCCATACGCTGTAAGGTGGAGCCAAACCCGGCCATCTGAGCCTGGTTCTGCATACCCCGCATGACATCTTCCATGCCCCACATAGAACCAGGAGCAGGAGTACCCGTCCATTGCCCACCGCCCCAGAGGTACTGCTGTTGGGCGAGAATACCTTGGTATTGTAGACCTATAGAGCCCATCTGGAGTTGGCCCATTCGCTGTTGCATTGCCCAGCGATAATCCTGCATTCCAGCCTGTGGATTCTGTTGGAAGTATTCTTGTCCTTGTTGAGACAGCCCTAACGCTTGTGCAACATGATAACCCGTAACAGGTCCACCCTGAGCCGCTTGGGTAATTCTACCCGCCAACATTGGATTGATACCGAATTGGCCTGCTGCTCGCTGGGCCATAGTGCCCATGCCAGCCATGCTCGTTTCATAAATAGGCTGTCCCATTGCATCCATGAATGGAATGCCCGCAGCGCCACCTGTAGCACGGTACTGCAAGCTCCACGCAGCCGGATCACCCTCGGCCATGCCCTGCCAGATTGTACGTTGCGCCATAGTCATATCTTGCAGAAAATCTCGTATCGCAGGCGTATGCGCACCAAATTGCGCTGGGGTTAGATACTGTCCGATAGTCTCGGCTCCTGCCATAATAGAAACAGATCTAGCCGGAGCCATAGTCATCAACTCGCTACTCCAGCCCTGCCCCACAGTCTCGCTAACGCCCATGGTTTCCATACGCGCTGCGTATCCATACTGTCGCTGGGCAAAACCTAGCGAGGGCATCCTGCCAGCAAATGCACTTAGATCACCATAGTCCATATTGGGCCAAATCGCACGGAACATGCTCATTACTTGCTGGTGGCGAGCACTCGTCTCATCAACTTCAGCCCGCGCTTCCGGTGAGAGTTTTGTATAGTCCCACGCATAGCGAGCGGCATTGATATCACCTACTCGTGCGCCCTTGGTGGACATGTAACTGAGAATACCAGTGCCGATACTACTTGCCGAAGCACCCTCCTCTGTCATACGCGATGCGATCATCTTGGCCACACGTAGTGTCGTGGGATGATCGCTGGCCTGGCCAGTGATCCGCATGGCAACCATTGCGGCCTCGCTTAGCCGAGGGTCATCTATAGCCAGTCCGGTCTTATCGGAGAGCTTCGTCAGACCCGTCAGACCTTCCGCTTGAGCCTCAGCCTCGAAATCCTTAGTGAGCCATTCCGCGCCTGGGGCACCTTGTGTGAACATTGCCTGCTGTTGTTCTGGAGACATACCGGAGTATATAAATCTTCCAAGCGCTTGAAAGGACGACCCAACACGATCCGCCATACCCATGTTTTGGCCCAGAACCGCGTTGAGACCCTCGTTGATACCAGCGAAAGCCAGTAAGCCTGCGGCAGCATAGGTGCCTGCCATGCCAATAGCAGGAATACCCTTCGTGGCACCCATGGTCAAAAACTGAGTCATCTCAGGCCCGAGGCTACCACCCAGAACCTGTGCTACGATACCCAGACCGCCAGCAACTTCAGCCGTGGCAGTTAGGCGACCACCAGCGGGTGTAGCCATAAACCCTCGTCCCGCACCTGCAATCCCACCAAACTGCTGCCATGCCCCCAGACCTTCGTAATACTGTGCAAGAGCTCGCTGCTGTACCGCTTGACCCTCTGGTCTCATGCCAGCTCCAGTGGTAGGCCCCCACTGATAGGATAACTGCTGATACTCTTGCATGGCCTGTATGGCCGGATCACCCGTATAGCCCCAGAATCGGCGAGCGATATACATACCATATAACGCACTACCGGCTGCGCCCATGCGTCGCCAGAGGTTACCGCCTTGTTGACCACCTGCGGCATCGCGTTGAAATGGCCTTCCTCCTGGAGGAGTAGGTGGTACGCGGAAGTCCATTCCGGCCAAGTTGCCTGTTCCTTCAATAAAACCGCCCCCTGCGGCAAGAGTTCCTACGTTGCCAGCTTGTGCGATCTGTGTCTGCAATGCCTCAAAACCCGGCACTTGGGACATTTGCTCAAGCTCGGCTGCACCAATTCTCTCTGCCTTCCATCGGGAACCAGCACGTGAGCCACCAAGTTTATCAGACATGGCTCGCTCAACTCGATACAAGAAATCTCTGCCTGTGCCCACAATTCTACGAGCTTGATGCCGAACGTCTTCCTGCATTTCAGGTGTCAGTTTTTGACCGCTGTCCTCCATCTCTTTGACATACGTATCCACGAACTTCTTGGTTAGATTGTCAAATGCCTGTTTTGCTCGGTCAGCATGAGTACCGACTGCGCTACCGGCAGTACCACGCGGTACCGGCGTACCCGCTACTGATTCAAAAGCCTGTGTCGCTAGCCCGCGCGCTCGTGCTATGTGCTCCGGCTTCATAAGTATTTTTTCACCCGGAGCGTCGGTGTAAACATCGCCCGCAGGATAGCCCGCAACGCCACCCGACGAAGGTCGTGTGGCCGCAAGAACTTCCCGACCATGAGCAATGGCTCCTTGCCAATGTTCGAGCGAAACTGCACCGCCCGCAGGTAAACGAGTAGGGCGAGTGGTATCTACGTCCGGTAAAGTTGTTCCAGGCTCAACGGGAGGTGGACCTTCCGTTGGCGGCGGAGGAGCTCCTGCGGGTCGTCGGAATGCACTACCGTATTGACCCTCCTGAGATCCTGCATAAGTTGATGCCGTCGCTTTGGCCGGGTCTGTGGCAACCGTTCTGGCTCCATCCACGGTCTGGCGAGTGGAGTCCGCTGCCTTAGCCGCCTGTGCTTCACGTGTCTTAATCTGCGCCTTTAGAGATTCATTATTCCAATCCTGAAATGCGCCAGGTACACCAGCACCTACTGCGGCTTCTTCGTAGCTCGCTTTGAGGCCGTATCCCTCAATCACTCCTGCCAGTGCCTCAGCGTTGCCAGTACCGCGCATGGCAAATAGTGCCTCTCGCGCTTCAGGTGTGACAGATTCCCACAAGGCAGGAGGTACGACAGGGATACCTCGTTGAATCCAATTGCGTAAGCCTGGGTCTGTGGCCCAGACGGGTAAATTGCGGGGGTCTTGAAGATACTTGGGTAGATCACCAACGCCAATCTCGACAGACCGCCCCGCCGGGCCAGCAACAGGTCGCTCACCCATCGTCTCTAATGTCTTGATATCGACATTGGCAACAGACAGCATGGCATTACGTAGCTCAGGCTCTTCGGCCAACAATGCCTCAATCACGAGACGTTGCTTTTCAGGTATATCCTCGCCCTGGAAATAGGCTGTAAATGACTCAGCCATGGCTTCATACCAACGCCGCTCTTTGGGATCGAATCGATCTAAAATATCTGGATCGCCAAAGGCTTGCTTCATAAATGTGGCGTACTTGCCCCCTTGGAGAAACTCGGGCGCATGGCCAAGTTCATGTAAAATGGTATGTTGCAATTCTTGAGGGGATCGTTGACCCCAAACGACAGACAGGGCCAACTGCATCTTACCGTCAATGAGTGGACGGTCGCCTGCTAGTCGCCCCATGGCACGACTGTTTTCTTTGATCCATGACTCTACTGATACATGGAAGAGACTTTGTGAGCTCTCCAGCGCATTTACCAAGGCCCCTGCCGCGCCGGTAAATCCAGGCGGCTTCATCAGTGCTTTCATAGGAGCACCAGCAGGTGCTTCTTGAGGCTGAACGGTAAATGGAAGGCGTGTCGCTGACGGGGACGGATGGGTTATCGCAGGATCTATAGCCAAAGCAGATGGAGTAATAAGTGGAGTTTCCGATACCGGAATACGACCTCCGAGATATTGAGACTCGGCTGGCACGCCACCGTAATCCGGGAGGAGATAGGTGAACTGTTGACGATGGCCCATGCGTTCTAATTGCACTTGGGCCCGCTGCCATTCTCTGGTTTGTCTAGGATCGCCGGAAACATAACGAGGGTGTTGACCACGGGCGATGCCAAGAGCATACATAATGCGTGCCTGTGTGGTTGCCGTGGACTCTCCTAGTAGACCCAGTAGTCTCTGCTCTGCTGGTGCCTCTCGGCCAGTGTGAACATAACTGTAGCGACCAATGAGAGGTGCATCATAAGGTGTTTGGACACTCTGTAATCCACCCACCCGACCGCCAAATTCTGGAAACTGGCTTCGACCCAGACTTAAGGACCACCCTATGTGGCTAGCGGTGTGCGCCCGTACCTGATCTGTCCACGATGGAGCCTCAGCGTCGATACGGTAGGTCAGTAAGTCCTCGAAATCCTGAATAGTGCTGCCTCGGTGAAGCTCGGCAGGTTCTCGACCGAGTAGAAAACCTTGAGTCTGCTTGCGCACATCCTGTAAGAACTGTCGTAACTGAACCCCCGGGGTATAATCCTGCTGTGGAGACAGGCTGATAGGATATACCTCTTCGCGCTGAATAGATCCGATCCCTTGTTCAAAATAAGGAATCAGCTTTTCAAAACCCGCCACCGATAGGCGGAATTTTCTTCCCAATGAAAAGATCGGAAGACCGCCCGTAGGGATCTTCCCTGGTACTTCCTGATACCATGGAGGACGAGTGTACGGTGCTACCTCGCCAGCAAAGTCTACGACATTGACACCCCTCAGAGCCTGTAAAGGATCGGACGGAGCTTGCTCTTCCAATCGCTCAAGGTCGAGACCTAGACGAGAGACCGGTGCAGGCATATCCAGCTCTGCTCGGGCTCGTTGAGATGAGTGGTAGAAAGCCCGTGATCCTAAATACGCACCGGCAGAGCCTTTCTTCTCATCCCATGTCTCGATAGCCTCGTACATACCCACTACCATGTCTTGGTAGGCATCTTCGTAGGTAGACTCCGGTAAGGTAGCGGCAATCGCTCGTAGTGCAGGGTTCATAACGCCAAAAATGCGCTCGCTAGCCTGACGTGCGGTCGCTGGAGCCGCACCCCATTCAGGAGCCCAGGGCTCTGTAAAGGGTATCTCCAATTGACCGTGCGCAGACTTTACAGAACGCACTAACGCATTCAATGCCTGCTCGGGCAATTCTTCTTCTATATCTCGCATGGCATTGTACCATGCTGTGAAAACTGATTTTCTTACAGTAGACATGGGGGTTTTCCTAGGGGAAAAGTGGGGGGCCGGAGGGAGGCGTCTCCGGGCACCCCCGTCACGCCTGCGTGACTTTCTTTACAATAGATTGATGCTGGGAGGAGAAACCTTCTAGTTCTTCGTATGCCTCATCTACCCAGTGGCGAAAGTACCGTTCAAAAAACATGGGTCGATCAAGTACCCCCATCGTAGAGGGGAAGACATCTACACCGGTATTCTTAGATTGTAGCACCAGACTGATGTGTGCCGAGAGCAGCGGGTCGCTATCATCCCCAGAAACTATGTAGTCTTTTACATAGTTTTCGAGCGTTATAAGGAGATCTCGCTTTCGGTCTCCCGGCTCTCCGAGTTTGGGACTTCGTCCTCATCCGGCGGGCGCATTGGATTGCCCCAGCCAGGAACGTGTCGAGCGATAGCATCCCAGATTTCCATGACCATCGCATGCGGCATCAGCCGTAGCATTGTTTCCACCTGTTCGGGGGATGCGTTGTCTGCTAAAATGGGTTGATCTTTGTCGTCGGTAATGTTTGTACCGGCGAAGATAATGGAAATTTCCTTGTGTGCAACTTCGATCCAAGAGGGAGGAACTTCACGCGAAGGACCTTCCTCGCCTAACGTCAATCGCCCCCGATTGAGAAAACGAGCCATTGTCAACTCGTCGCCAGACGTAGGTGGCTTGAATTTCCACCACAACTCCGGTTCCTGCTTGAAGTTGTAGGTGATGGGTTGCAAAACTGCATATTTGCCGAAGTTCATTTGAAGCCTCCAGAGGGTTATGAGGGAGGGGAGAAGTACTCCCCTCCCATTAGAAATCTTAGTACGCCGGAATGGTGTTGACCAGTTCGACTTCGATAGGATTTCCGGCACTCGTGTTGAGTACCACGCCGGTGACCGCCATCACGATCTGTCGCCCTGCTCGCAATCCAATCGGTGCTGCCGACCAGACGATGTTGTCCTCTGTATCGTGCGCACGGATTGTAAGCTCATACGGGTTACCCGTAGATGCTTCGATTGGGCTTCGCAGGGAAAGTTGCATTTGACCTTCCCGGTAGATTTCTGCTGTCCATTCAGAGACCGCGCCGACGCCATCGTACATCAACTTCTTGTAGAGTGTGTCACTCGTTAGCTTGACAGCCATCGTAATGACCATGGAGCGTTGATTGATGTCGAAATCATCGGGAGAGTATGAACCGACAACCCACTGCTCATCGAGCGGGATCGCCAAGCCCCAAGCTACAGAACCTGATAGGACTTTCAGGCCGGTTGCTGGAGGCAGTTCAATACCCAGCGAGGTCGGAGCTAAGAACTGTGGACCTTCGTCTAGATAGGTGAGAGCATCCCAGGTTGCGATGGAGACTGGAGTGGGAAGCCCACCCATGAAGGTTACAGCACCTTCAACAAAGCGTGCGCCAGCAAACGTGATTGCTAGGCCCGCTACGCGGCAGTCCTGGAACTGCTCGCCCCACAACTGACCAGGCGCAGAACGCACCGTGTAATACGGAGCATCGAACTGATCAGTCGGAAGTTTGAAGAGGTGTCGGTAAGCAGGATCGTCCCAACCCACTCGAACCATATCGCCCGGGTCTACTCGGACAGGAAGATCTACTTCGGTGACTGTCTTGAACTCTTCTTCGCCAACGATGTACTCATCACCATCGAGGATGAAATCCTCCTCTAATGGAGCATCGAGTGCATCGGTACCGTAGACTGTGACAGTTCCCGCCAAAGGACCTTCACCGCCCTCAGTGCCCTTGACAATCAAGGTTCGGGTAGTTGGAGGACTGGAAATACCGATATCATAGCCAGTTTGTGGGATCGATTGCAAGTACACGTCCGCCATGATGGCATCGGACTTGAGCTTAAAGCTCTCGCCATCTTCGTTCGCGGTTTCAATGTCACCCATTGCGCCCAAGAGGAAATGTCCCAGGGTATCCGGTCTTGGGATGATGTCCAAAGCTCCGCCAGATGTGACGCCCACCTTCACCATGTCGCGAAGCATCGCCCCGCCACCGACCTCCGCATCAAGCGGAAGCACGATGTTTTGAGGAGCAACACCACCGGCACGGAAGAGAAGGTAGTTGAACTCTGCGTCAGTTGTGTTTGGCGTACCTTTTTCGTCCTGTTTGGCTAGTCCAATAAAGGACTTTTCTGCTGCTGTCATGTAAACACCCCTGTTCGTGTAGTGAGAATTTCGAAACGGATCTTTAGGAAGATGTCATACGAATCGGGCGGACCACCACCCTGACGTAAGACCGAGGTGATGCCCATGGCCAGAGGCCCCCGAGCAACATACTCGTTCCCTGCTACTATCCCGATATACTGTTCCTTCAGAATTGCGATTTCGATGCGCTCTTTGAGCGTGGACATGTATGCTCGGGCATTGGTGAGGTTCTCTTTTGTATTGACAAAGAGACCTCGACTGATGATAGTGAAGCGTCGCTGGAATGTTGCGGCTCCACCGCATTCCACTTCGGAGATTCGATCCAGCCACTCGCCACCTTCCATATCTTCGGGATCATTCTCGTAGATACAGACCGATATACGAGCGGTGTCTGGCTCGGGTTCCCCTTGGAGTGGACCGATCCTGACCACACCTGCGCGCGCTGGATCGTCTTCGTCGATATCGTCAATCAGCGCTGCTTGCAACATTGCTTGGGTGCGGATCATTACGGCGTCGTGGATGCCACTCATCTGTGTCTCCCTGACCTATAGAGAAGGACAGTGCCGCCGCCTCGCCTAGCGGAAATCTTCCGATAGTAATCGGCGTAGAGCTCTTCCACCTCCGGGAGGAGGGGGTTATCTTGTCGATCAGAACCAGACTCGAACCTGCTCTTGAACCGATCTAGGGCGGCCTGCTTAGTTCGCACGCTCTCCATAATCTTCGCCTTGATGAAGATCCGAAGAAGCTCACGATCCTTCACGGGCACGGTAAATTCAGTTTCTGCGTCATTCCAGGCAGTAGGTGTTGGATGCAGGGATTCATACGTCAGGAAAACCCCATCTGCATCATAGGGGGAGCTATTGAGATACAAGCTCCCCCCTTGAGTGTAGTAGAAAAAGGGCTTGCCCGATTGCGTAGGATAGCGAATACCTGGGCGGGGACCTCGACGTTCAAGAAAGCGATCTTCGGGACACTCGACCAATAGGTCGGCGATGTAGTCATCCGGGAGGGCGTAAGGACCGGTGCCTGAACCCTTAAGTTCAGTGTGGTCCACACGCAGCGGAAACCACATCGAGTAGTCATTGAGTGCGTCGCCTAGATAGACGAACAGCATCTCGTCAGAGTACTTGGGTGTTTCCCCAGTATCCTGAATATCAGCTCGAATTGCACTAAGAAAGTCTTCCCACACAGTCGCCATCTATCCCCCTTAGTTGACCGTACCGCCAGACTCAACTACCTCGATGTACTCGGGGCGGAACATTTGCATTTTCAAAAAGCCGCGCCAAGAGAACCGCTGAACCATACCGAGATCATCGATCTTCGGTAGCACCAATGGGTGCGGTCGCTCGCCAACGCCGTAGACAACAGCGGGGCCACCCATAAAGATAGAAGCGTGAACTGTCACGCCCTTGGTGACCTTGTCGCCACTGTCATGTGCCTTCATCAGAGGGCTGTCCAGAGACATGGTCGTACCATTAATAACCTCAATGATGCGCTTGGTCTCTTGCGTGCCATCTGCTGCCAGCACTTCGTTGTCATCACCCAGAACGTCCTTGTCATGGATGGTGATATAATCACCGGCCTCGAAGCCAGCGGTTGCGTCCAGCGTGATGTAACGAGTTGAACCTGATTGACCAACGGTGTAGACTGAGTCCACAGTTGCCGCAGCACCCTGACCCACAACGGTCGCGCCGTCGAGGACTTTCTGAACAGAAGGAAGACCGTAGTTTCGTAGCATCAAGCGACCCGTTTTCACGAACCGCACGCCACCCCACATACCGACCTCGCCTGTGAACAGACGGGTGGAGCCAGCATATTCCTGTGCCTCAATCCATTTGGAGCCTGCTGCTGTGCGAATGTCATGGCACACACGAGGTGTGGTTGCGCACAGGATCGCAGGGTTAACGTCGCCGGGGTTGGAAATGCCAGGGATCTCGCGCTCTTCCAAGTGTACCCTCATCAGGTCCACGAGGTCAACGTCGAACAAGTCGCCTTGCACGAGCTCTGTACGTTTCGTTGCGTCTTCGGCATACGTTTTGTATGGGCTGGAGAGGAACGCATTGCGGGCCAAGATGTCAAGATAATCGACCATGTTCTGGCCGAGCTTGCCCTTGACTAGACCACGAAGGTCACCATTGGCCCAGTAGTTCACCAGCTCATTATAGTCGGACACCTTGATCACGTCACCGTGAATTTCGAGTCCGATTTGAACGGACCGACTGTCGAGGTGCGCACCCGTTAGCCAGATGCCAGTCTCGGACAGGGGGTTCCAGTTCGGGGATGTGTCCATGACCTCTGTATAGATGATTACGCCAGTGTCACGAGCACGGAAGTCTTCCTTGACCGCACAAAACGGAACAAGAATCGACTTCGTTCGCAGAACTTCAAGTAGCAATGACTCGTAATAGTCACGCTGTCCTGCGGGCAGAGTTGAAGACCAGATCGTTCCGGTCTCGTATGCAATTGCCATTTCGAGCAACTCCTTTTATGAGTATGAATTAGAATTGAGGAGTGTGCCCTATTCAGTCTTACGCTTTGGCCTGCTCTTGCTGCCAGTCGAACCACTCATCGAAGGCTGCCATACGTTCTTTCGAACCGATGGCGAACTCGTTGACATAAGTCTGCCAACCTTCAGCCGTGGTAGGCTTCGATGGGGTATTCTGGATCGGCGGGGTAGGAGGCGTAATACCTGATAATAGAGCCGTCTCCCGCTCCCTGATGCCACTCTGTCGAAAGCCCAAGAAGTCTTGCATAACGTTCGTCAACACCTCTTTGTCCGTCAAGTCTGGGATACGATCCGCGATCTGAACCAGCTCGGGAGCGTTGAGCTCCTTTGCTACTTCGATCTTCAACTTGAAAGCCTTGAGAGATGCGAGTTCCGCTTGCAGATCCTGGTTTTGTTTCAGAGCCGCCTCAAGGTTTTTGTCCCGCTCACCGACTGCGACGGTCTTTTCGATGTCCTTGGAAGACAGGGTCGCTTGAAGCTGCTCTACTTGAGAGGTCTTCTCCTGAATGCTGGCCTCAAGGGTTCGCTTTTCCGCCGTGAGCTGTTGCAAACTTAGCACCGCGCCATCGTAGCGCTTCTTCCAGTCTAACTCAGGGGGCGTTTGCCCTGCTGGGGGAGTCTGGGGTGGCGTTTCCGGTGGGGTTACCGGAGGTGTCGTCTCCGGGTTGTTGCCTGCCTGCTGTTCAGGGTCCACAGGGGGCTGCTGAGCAGGGGTAGGTTCCAAAGGTGTAGTCATCTTTTCCTTACCTCCAGGATTTTTTGGGGGAGGAACGTCCTCCTCCCCCTATTAGAACTCAGATTTACGCCCAAGCAATCACGTACACGGTGTCTGTATCAGCCCAATCCGTGCCACCGGAGTTATCGAGCGAAATTCGCCCACCGGTCATTGTTAGAGCGCCGTCCCATGCCTTCGGACTTCCATCGGCTGTCACACGAACCTGTGCTTGCGCAAAGGAAGGTGTAAAGTCGAACATGAAGTGTATGTTGCCTAGGGCAACTTCCGTAGCATTGGGAACACGAGCCTGTGCCACGATCTTCACGGCTGCTGGTGCAGCGCCGCCATACATCGTTGCGGCTGCCCAAGCGTTGCTAGCGCCAGCCAGAGTCTCTGTACAGGCTAATGCGACCACGCCAACTGCGTCTGCGATTAGCAGAACTTCATTGGCACCGATGTCCACAGCGGTTACGTCTTCCGTTGCACTTGCGTTGATGGCTGCAATGAGAGCATCGGAAACTTCACCTGCCGTCGGGTCCACACCGGCATTGGTTGTACCGAGGGTTGGGGCATCGAAAACGTTTTCCCCGGAGGTAAACGTCTCGGTCGTTGCAATTTCATCACCCACAGTACCGCCAACGATTGCAGTGAGCACGAGATCGTCGCCATCAAAGGCTTCCGCACACGTCACCCACTCGCTGGCCTCATTCCAACCATCGTCACCTTCGATAGCGTTAACAATGTTGGCCTTGGAACCGGCCTCGTCAGCACCAACGTTGACTTCGCCGTCAGCGTTGGCCGTACCATTCGGAACAAACGTAAATTCTTTGTCGCCGATTGTGAAGGTATCACCCGCGGTTACCTGCGCACCAATGGTGAGAGTACCTTGGGACTTCTCAGTCGTGCCACCAGACACGTCCACCCGAATGTTGCCCTCAGTGATATTTTCAACGTCTTCCGTGTCGAGCTCGTAAGTATCGTCACCGATAGTTACGGTCTCTCCATCTTCACCCGCTGCTGCCACGCGCAGGATATTGATTGCACGCTTGCCAGGATTGGACGTTAGAGCATTGAGGGTTGCTGCTGCAATGGTCAAACCAGAGAGCAGGCCCAACTCCGTGTCCATACCTTCGAGGGCCGCAAACTCGTCTGCCAGATCAGTGCTTGCCAACTGGTTCAGTTCCGCAGCCGTAGCCGTGACTTCTGTACCAGCGCCAGCACCTAACGACAGAGCACCGACGGTCATCGCGTCGATTTCTTTGTCAGATCCAAGCTGAACGAGCTTTTCCGCTTCCGCAACACCGGCGGTTTCCGGTAATGCGTCTAGACCTGCCGCAGCATCGGTCTGAATAGCGGTGTTGATCTCAGGCAGTAAAACGAGCATCGCACGTCGAAATGATGCTGGGCCTACTGTCTTGAGAAGTGCAGCAATTTTTGCTGCGTCTAAGTATGCCATGTCACTCTCCTTGTGAGTGCCCGTGTCGCATGGCTGCGTAGTCCACGGGGCTTATGTTGGTCTTCTAACGCTCTTGTGAGCGATTAGAGCTAGATGATTGCTGTCGCTGCGCCATCACTCTTTGAGCACGCTCGACTAGCTGTTTGTACTCCGGACTGTCAATCATGTCATGAATACGTTGAGTTTCTCCCGGGCCCAGACCCAGCCATTTATGAGCTGTGCTCAGGGATAAGGCGGGCATCGGCTCAATACTCATCAATTTCACAACCTGATCTACAATCGCTGCCTGATCTTTCGGCATCATTGGCCAGAAGGCCGGAACGATGCTACCGTCTCTAAAACGACCTGCGGAGTGCTGTACACCTTCAATACCCTTCTGGCGAAGAATAACTCCAATAATGTACAGGATACGCTGTAGCCCGGCAGCCATGTAGGCTCGTGATCTCCGTGTGGTTCTAATCAAAGGCCACATCCGGATTTCGAGCGTTCTGCCGGAGCGCTGTCCGCCGCCCTCGTCCTCACCAAATGCAATGGGCGGGGAGAAGGAGGATGTGCGGCTCCAGTCATATAAGAATTTCAAGAAGTCAAGTGCTCGTTCAGGAACCGGATTTCGAATTTCCAGAACGCCTACTTGTGGCACAGGCGTATTCTGCCCAATCGCCCGTCCCAGATCCCACATCGCATTAGCCCCCAGCTCGAAGTTCGTAGAGTTGAACGCATTGGGCATGTTCAAACCCCACCGAGTTGGATGGCTGTTATAGTTTAGGCTCTCACCCAAGTCCGCGATCCGCATATTCAGTTCATCCTGGACAGACATGAGATCGGGGGTAAGAGCATCGCCCCACCAGGCATTGGAGCGCAATCGTGGTATGTAGACAATAGGAACGAGCTTCCACGGATTGCCACCCGAGTACGCATCGATACGTTTATTGTCTATGCGATTTTCGTAAACCTTGCGATCCCAGTATTCGACACGATCTACTTTGTCTTTCTTGGGATCGAAACCATACTTAGCGATGCACTGTTCTCTGGTAATGGTTGTTTTGATCCAGCACTGAAGAAGCTCCATGGGATCATCTGGGTCCCAGACGGGATAAAAGCTATCCAGATCCATTCGGCCCATCCGGATAAAACCCGGCTTGGCAAGATCCGGACCAATTTTAATTGCCGTACCACCATAGATCTCCCGGTCCAATGAACACTCATAGGCTTGAGCATTCCATTGATTAGCCTGGAGGATGGTACTGGCGAGCTCTATTGCTGAGGTTGTCGAGGCGTTCTCCTCAGCGTCTTGGCGAACTTTGAAACGAACGATGTCGTCTTCCCACTCGCCATACAGGGCCTCAGCTTGCGCCACGCAAAGCATTTTGACCAGGTTCATACCAACGGGATAGAGAGGAGGAGTCTCAGCCTGATCGGTACCAGCCTCGAAAGGCACGTCCTCTCGAAATACATCCCCAGAATAATAATAGCGATATTTGGCGCGAAGCGCTTTTTCGCCCTCCCAAGTATCACGTTGAGCAGCACTAATACCGCCAAGGTCCGAGTACTCAGGAAAGTCATAGATGGCCATGAGGGTTCCTTGTCCTATGATAATGCGCAGAGACGATCAGTCCTCCCATCTTGGGTGGCTGATCTCTTCGAGCAAGTTGGTTTCCTAGCATGAGCAGTCTAGCCGACTGAAGCAGGAGGAGTTCATTGAAGAATCGTCCTTGTAAGGATGCTATTGTAGAGACCTGCGCTTGCTCATACTGTAATGATAGCATAATCTGTTTCCGATGTCAAGATCTCAACCCAAGCAAATTCTCGACGGTGTCTCGCAGATTTTCGTCAATCTCGGAGCCTATAAACCGACGGTCCAGGCTGATTGCAGCCAGTCCAGAGGTCCCAGATCCCATAAAAGGATCGTATACGAGGTTTCCGATATCGGAATATACTTGAATTGCCCACTTCGGTAGCCCGAGAGGAAAGGCCGCAGGGAACCGCTTGAGCGGGTGGTCATCCTCAAATTCAAGAACGCCCCTTTGAGAAAGTTTGCGATCCCTAACGATTTCCTTGCCGACTCCGTCCGGCTTGCGCCATGTCCAGATATGCTCGTAATCAAAGACTGGTCTTGGATAGTGATTACATACAAAGGGAATCCCCATTCTGGCGAACTTCTTTCGCCACACTCTAGTTGCTTGAAGTTCTAGGCCGACGCCAGTGCCGCAGTCCCAGTGCGTCACACTCATGGGAATGGTGGTATGCGTCTCTGTCTCACGGAAGCGTTTGCCTCTCGCTTGATCGCCAAAATTGATGACAAAGTATCCTCCGGGTTTGAGGACCAACGCTAGGTTCCAATAGGTAGACCATAGCAGATCTTGATACTCGACCATCTCCACATCTTTCTCGTAATCCTGCTCGACCAGATACGGAGGCGACGTGATGGCGAGATCGACCTCGACCCCGTCCATCTTCATTCGCTCCATGGTGAACCAACAGTCCTCAAAATACAGATCTACTTGCATACGATTGACTCCAGTTTGGATATGTCGATCCCATTATCTTTCAGAAAGGCAAAGAGTCCAGTCTCTAGTCGCATCAAGTCTTCTTCTGGTAGCTCGACCTGAAGATGCCAGAGAATGGCGTGAATGACCTCATGGATCAGTGTCGAGATACGCCCCTCATCGCATTGATCCAAGGCGACACGAATTTCCTGCTTTCCGGTATGCAAGTGCCCCGACGCTCGCATTTCGCTGGCTTCCTCTACAAGATTGACCTTGTAGGTATAGCCCATGATCTTCAGCTTGCCTCCGTGCATTGTAGACCTCCTTGGTTATTTCTTCTTCTTGTCGGCTTCACGAGCTTTCTTCAGCGCAGCCTGAACCCGAGGGTTCTTGCCGTGCTTGGAGCGAGCTACGTGAGACAGAACGCCGGACGCCGTAGTACCCTTCCCATGATGGCGAAGTTTGATGGCGCTCAAGCATTGAGCGACGGTAGCCACAGGATACTTCCCGCTCTTGCCACCGCCCTTCATGCCAGTTTTCTTGCGGTCGTCTTTCGTTACCTTAGCCATATCACTCTCCTTCTATGACCCCAAACTTCTTGTCGTAATCGTCAAGTTCCCTACCTCTCATAGCTTGGTCGCTGAGATACGGTGAAAAACCATGTATAGGTACTGGATTGAAAATACGCTGGAGCGGTTTCCCGCAGAGAGGACAATCCGTGGGGTGTGGCTCCGCCATTTTCTTCTCGATTTCAACAATGTGGCCTCCTTGACATTTGTAATCGTATTTCATCTTCGCCTCCGTCTAACGACATGTCGTGTGCGTATTTTGCGATTGTTGACCTTGGATTGTCTACGCACTTCCTTGTTGACTTCACCCGGGAGGTAGCGGCAGAGGAATGCTAACTCCGCCAAGGTCATCACGATGTCTTGTGGTTGCCGGGCCGATGATTTATCTTCTTCCCGGCGATAGTGCCTCATCTGGAACAGCAGTCCTTTGATATGAGGCCAGCGGAACCAGTGATTGGTGACGGCGATGGACAAAGCGTTCAGCATACCTTCTTTGTCCCGTTGAAAGTTCAACCCGTCTACATAAATCCCGACGTTCTCGAATGCCAGCTCATTGATCGCTTTCTGTGTGCTGGTGGTATCCATGCCGGAAAAGACCGGCTGGTAGAGATCGATAGCATATTTGAATGATTGTAGAAACGGCATGTAGGACCCATGCCCAAAGACCCAGTCAAAATATACGATATCATACGGTTTCTGGTCTACCCGTGCGACGAGCACGCACGGAGAGTTACGCTTCGGTGGATCGCCAGTACCCGGATCGCCTGCTAAGACATACATCCCATGAGGTACAGGTGGCATTTCCCAATGCACAATGCCGTGTCGAGGGTGCTCCTGATAGCGGAACCCACGCGTAGGAGATCCCGTTTCGGGTCTAATAGCGTCCGTCATCAGATCTGTCAGATCCTGTGATGTACAGAAATCAAGATGTCGTCTAGGAAATGTAGTCATACCATAGTCCGGGAACAGTCCTTTTAGTTCAACGTCGATCATCTCATCCGTGTAGTCCGCTTCCATGTTATGGATCTGCTCAGGTGTCAAGTGTATATTCTCGTAGATCGTTGCGCGAATTGATCTGTAGAGATCCAGCTGAGCCTGTGGGTGTCCCTTGGTTCCTCGATCAAACCTTTCCCGCAGCCACGGTGCATCTGTCGGAGATGTCGTTACATCCAATCTAGCCATGCGGACTGTTTTGTCTGGGCGCTTACCGCGCAATCGTCCACGAAGGCGCTTCAGCGAGATTCCCTCGTAGTCGAGCCCAGCCTCGTCTACGTTAATACGGTCGTACTCCGAACCCCGAATGTATTTCGCATCCTTGCCCATAGTACGAAAGTGCCAGTAGGAGAAATTCTTGAAGTCGATCATCGGAAACGGTTTGAGCGTGACATGCTCGATCAAATGTTCTAGACGCTCATTTTGCTCAATCCAGCCCATAACCACTTCAAAAACCAGCTCCGCCTGTGTCGATGTCACCGAAGTATTGAGTGCTCCAAAGTACGGAATGCTGAGACAGTCTATCAAATACGATGCTGCGACCGAATATGTCTTCCCACACGCAATTCCGCCTAGGAAAGTCACATTCGGTATTGCGATCTGGTGAAAAGCCCATTGTTTCGGCAGGGGCTCCCAGTCGAAATACCACTTGGTGGCTGCTGCAAAGCCTTTATTCTGTCGTAATGCTCCCGGGAGGAGCACCTCATCTGCTTCGGTTAGGATCATTGTTGTCTCAATTGCGAAATAGCAGCCTCGGGCGTCCAGCGGCCCAATTCCGTCAGCGGAAACAGTGCCCAATGTCCGTCCCAGCGAACGATAACGCCACTATCGCTCACATTGTACTCTGTAACCTCGGGCAGTTCATTGATCTTGATGTAATCATTCAGGTTCTTGATCCACTGCTCGGCCATCACCTGCGGTGAGGTCATCATACCTGATGCGTAACCTTCAAACATCGCTTCCTCCAAATTTGCTGTGCAACTTATGCTTGAGAATCTCTACCGCCATCTGTGTAGAGATATTCTCGATAAAGCCCACTGTCAGTGGGATCTCCGCACGTTTGGACGTACCCGTCATCGAGAACATCATAATGCGTCCGTCCTTACAATCAACCCGTAGCGGAAGCCCAAAATCATCCTGTACCATATCCTTGACCGCGTCAAGTGTCATCACGGTACCTGGATCTGGCCCGTAACCGTAAAAATTATAGAGAATGCACTGGAGAGTGATATCTGCAATCCGTCCGTTCTCGTGTGCCTGATGATGTTTCCGACATAGACAGATCAGATTCTCCAATACATCGACCTCTAGTCCGCCACTGCCCCATGACTTGATGTGAGCAGCGTCAAAGCCAGGGATACATCCGTCTTGATAGACTAGCCCGTAGAGACAAGCCCCGTCCCGTCTGATGGCGGCGTCCCTAACTTTAGGATTCCGCTTGGCTGCTCTCCCTCTAGGCTTTCGCCCTGGCTTGGGGTAAGCTGGTGACATTCGTGTCCCTCCATAAATGGATTTCCACACTTCACGCAGCGTTTGAACATTTGCATGTCCATCTTATGTAAAACGTCGTGCAAGTGTGCCTCCCGCCAATAAATGGCGACCATGTAGAACTCGTCTTGCTCCAGTTGCTTCTGACGTTCGATAGCGACCTGACACGTCAGCGCCTTGCCGTTGGACAGGAGCTCGACGACAAACTGACTAATGACCTGCTGCAACTGTCCGGCTTGTTGTGCTCGCTGACGTAAATCCAGCGTCTTTTCAAACCGCACCGGCAAATATGCAACATGCGTCTCGGGTTTACCCATTATGCCTCCTATCTTGACAGCCCCCTGCCCCGAGGGGGTGTACAGCTCTTACCGTGTCATTTCGGTGTTGATGCTGTAGTGCTACCCGACCGTTGTGCTTCCTGAGCCGCCTGTAGTTCGGCTAGATAGAAAGGATTGTACGGCCAAGTAAATTGGTTCTTTGCTGCTGGCTTATTCTCAAGACCTCGCTCTTGGAATGCTGTCTGCTTCTCATCGCGCATTCCCTTTTCCCAAGCACCAGCCAGAACATCGCTCATCTCGTAGCTGACATTGTCGTAAGGAAAGTAGATGGTCGGTGCGTACATATCGACCGTTCCCATCAACGTAATCTTGACAATCGCTTCGTCTGTGCGCGCGCTCTTAACCATAGTCACCAAGGCTGCCGTCACTTCAGGTGCAACCTCATCGAGGTCTTCGAGGCTGTAGGCCGCGATAGTCCCCTCTTCGGTCACATAGAGCGGAACCGCAAGGTAAATCCACACTTCGGTCCATGTATTCCCCTCAGAGTTGGTAGAAACCCTAAAGACAGCAGCGACATCGACAAACCAGAGCTCCTCTTCCAATGCTAGAGCCGCCTGATGCCATGGATTGTCCCAGTTCATCACCGTGTTGAGGTAGCCTTCGGTCTTGCCGTCGGCTACGCCATAATAATAGCCTTCCTGAAGGCCATACTGATAGCC